ACTTGTTATGATAATAACGACCCAGAAAATAAAAACAGAATCACTCTTACATGCCCGCAAGTATTAGCATCAGGAATCAGTAACTGGGCTTATCCAGTAAACCCCGTTACTGGAAATGCAAATCATTTAGACCATTTACCCCATTTAGCTGCTGACGTAGCTGCGCTATTAAACACCCATTCAACGCACACCATAAGCGGAACAACGGGCACAGGAGGTAGCCCAAACCACACGCATTCTTTTAGCACAACGGCTTCTCACAGCGCACACTCAGGTAATTCTAATAAGTTGACCCACGCGCATGTGACCTCAACAGACGCTTTAGATAACGATGGCTCTGAATTAGGAAAAACACCAGCAGAGCACACCTATCACAGAGAAGTACCCGATTTAGGTCAAGGTGTGTGGGTTATGTTTGAAGGCGGAGATTCTAACTTTCCTCTATGGGTAGGTGTATTTTAATGGAACGCGCAATTATTCTTCCATTTTCCGTAGACAGTTCTGGCTCTATATTGTCATCTAATGACCAGGGATTGATTTGGCAAAGCAGAGTAACCAGCGCAGTACTTACAGAAATTGGTGAAAGGGTATTTAGACCTAATTATGGTGGAACTATAAAAGAGTCTTTATTTCAAAATCTTGATGATGCAGCTGATATAGCAGCTGCAAGCGTTAGAAGCGTTTTTGGACTGTATCTAACATCCCTTGTTTTAGACCAAGTTAGTGCCTCTCTTAACCAACAAGAAGGAACTGTAGCCCTTACAATTGACTATACCCTACCAAATCAAGATAAGGGCCAAGTTTACTTAAAAACTGGCATTCTTAATCGTTCTGGCGATGTTATTCAGGAGTTTTAATGGCGTCTAACTATATCCCACAGGTGAACTACACATCTCGTGATTACGCGTCTATTCGTGACGAAATGATCACTCTTATTCCAAAATATATTCCTGAGTGGACAAATACTGACCCTTCTGATTTTGGAATTACTCTTATTGAGCTTTTTTCTTATATGGGAGACATGCTTAATTATTATATTGATAGGGCAGCAAATGAAGGGTTTATTAGTACAGCTACTCAAAAAAGTTCAGTTCTTTCAATAGCCAACCTTTTAGGATACACGCCAAGCAATGCTACTCCCGCTAAAGTTGATTTAACTCTTACCAACAATACACTGTCTAGTATTACAGTTCCAGCAGGCGCTCAAGTAGCAACCACTACAACAGTAAACGGAATAAACACTCAAATTATTTTTGAAACAGATTTTGACGTTATTGTTCCTGCAAATGCTAGCGCAATATCTTCGGCAACTCAAGGTCAAACTATTAGTTATGAATATTTGGGGGATTCAAATGGAACTGCAAATCAATCTAAAGCATTAGCTAAAAGCCCTTTAATTTATAGCACAAGTAGTGTAATTGTCGGCTCATTAGTAGGAGGAATCCCTGTAGGAGTTACATACACAGAAATACCCTACATAATTGATGCTGGTTATAACGACCCGTCTTATGCAGTAACTACAGACGAAAATGATATTTCTTATATAACTTTTGGTGATGGGGTTAGCGGAAGAATTCCAGCTACAACAGGTATCTATGCCACTTACCGTATAGGAGGGGGAGCTTTAGGAAATGTTGGGCCAAAAACCATTACCTATCCAGTAAATGGTGTTCCTTCAGGAATTAAAGTAACAAATTTAGCCTCTGCTACTGGAGGTTCTGACCAAGAAACAACAGATAGTATTCGTATTAACGCACCCTTGGCGTATACCGCATTAACAAGAGCGGTTTCTTTAAAAGATTATGGTTCTTTATCTGTTCAAGTTCCTTCTATTGCAAAAGCAATTGCTGATTCAGGGTCTGCCTATAACAATATAACTCTGTATATCGCTCCATTTGGAGATAACGGCATTAATACTCCTGGCGTCGATGCCTATGGAAACACTACAGCAGTTTTTACAAATGCACAACAAGATTTAATAACATTTTTAACAGACAAAGCTCCAGCAACAACAACAGTTACTATTAACCCTCCTGTGTATGTTCCAATTAATGCATCTTTTACCGCGTACATTGACCCTCGTCAAAGACAATCCGTTGTTACCACAGCAATTAATCTAGCTTTACAAACAGCGTTTAATTTTGACAGCGTAGTATTTAGTGAAAATGTAATTTTACAATATATTCACAACGTACTAACACAGGTAGACGGACTTACTTATGTTGACTTTAGTCTTTTAACCAGAGCAGACGCGTTGTTTACAGGCAACTTAACATCTGGAAGTGCAACTATTAGCAATGTGTCCTCTTCTTTAAACGTTTCTGTTGGGCAAAAAGTTGCTTTTTCTTCAAGTTATTCTGGAACAGTAACTATTCCTTCTGGAACTACTATTTCTTCTATTAACACTACTAACGCAACAATTACTGGGGCGTCAGCTTCTAACGGCGTAGTTACATATACTGCATCTAATAGTTTTGTTGTAGGAGAACCAGTTACTATTACTGGAGTTTCTCCAGATATATTTAATATTTCTGGGGTTGTTGCAACTCGTTCTAGTTCTCAGTTTACTCTTAATAATAGCTCAATAAGTGGAACATACGTTTCTGGTGGAGTTGCTACGGGGGTAACTTCATACACTATGTCAGCAAATGCTGGAGGTACGGGCGCTGTAACAAACGCAAGTATTTGGACGTCAAAGTTGTCTACTACAGGTGTTAATAACATCCAACTGGGGACAAATGAGCTTCCAATTGCAGGCAATTTTACAGTAACTGCTTCTGGCGGAATAGTAGGTTAGGTAAATTATGGCAACTACAGCTTCATATCCAGGAAACATTGTTAACTTTGGTTTAGATAAAGTAAACGTTGTTGACTTAGTTCAAGCGTCAGACCCAAACACACTACGTGCAGAAGTGGTTGCTATCGAAACAACCTTGGGCACTTCTCCATCTCTTTCTACAGCCCCAGCTTATTCAGCAACTTGGTATAACGACGCTAGAGATTTTCTTACTGTCAATGCGCGACTTAATAATATAGAAGCAGGAATTGTTGCAGACACCCACACTCAGTATGTAAAGAACGCTGGCGGTAGTTCAATTGTTGTTAGTAGTGCAAGCGTTATTGGATTATCTATTAAAGCTGCCACCAGCCAAACTGCAGACCTTATGCAATGGAAAAATTCAAGCGGAACTGTAGTCACTCGTGTGGGTCCTGATGGAATACTATACGCTTCTGGCGGTCAAGTTGGCGGTTCAAGTTCGTCAGACTTTACTGGAAATTTTTTATTTGGCGGTATGTAATTGACACAATACGGAATTGATTACTATGGAACAACTTACTATGGTGCAAACACATCAGTAGCCTTTAACGCTGCAAATTTTAAAGCACTTCCTATTACTTATGGACAAATTGAGTTAACTTGGAGTACGCCAAGTGGCAGTTGGGATTATATTAGATTAGTAAGAAATCAGTACGGATTTCCTATATCAGCAGATGACGGAGATTTACTGTTTGAACAAGCAAATCCTGGAGTTACTTTATATGAAGACTTTGGAAACATACCAAATAACGTTGGATTAAAAGAAGGACAAGTTTATTATTATACGCTTTTTGTAAGAGAAACTTTGCACAATACTTGGCAAGCTGCTGGTATTGCTAAAGGGTTATCTGTAAAAGATTATCAAACTTCTCAAACAATGTTGGATTATCTTCCAGGAGTTCTTAAATCTAGTATTCCGTATGATACTGCTATAGACACTACCAACGATTTTCTTTATAGATTTTTAAAGCTTTTTGCATTTCAACTAGATACTTATAAAACTCAAACTAAAAATATTACTAATAGATATGATGTTATTAATCTTGATGGTATTCTAATTCCAACTTTTATGGAACAATTTGGTTTAACGTATGAGCCATTAATTGGATTAAAACAATCTCGTATTTTTTTAAAAAACATTGCACGTCTTTATCAAAATAAAGGCACATTAATTGGAACTAATGAATTTATAAAAGCATACGCGGGCTATGACAACAACATAGTTATGGGTAAAAACCTTATGCTTGATCAAAACGATTCTTCATTTGAACAATCTATAGGTTCTTGGGTTTCATATTCTAATGCTATATTAGCTAAACATTTAGCCACAGATTCTCCATTAATTACACCGTATAAAGAACTTTTATCACAACCAAATTTTTATAATTTACAAAATTCTACTTTACAAATAACAGCTGTAGCTTCTGCAGATACAACTATTATTTTATCTGGAAGTAGTTCAAAATATTATGGGGTACCAATTAACAAAAACACAACTTACACATTTAGTGGTTATACGCAAGCAGGAAGCACGGGAAGAGCTGTAAGCGCTAGACTGCATTGGTATGACAAAAATGGAACTGAGCTAACTCCGTCATCTTTTGGTACAACTGTTACCAACATAATTGGTTCTTGGCGAAGGTTTACAGTAACCAGCGCTGCGCCTTCTAACGCTGTCTACGTAGTTCCAGAAATTAAAATAACAAGTACAGCAGCTTCTGAAAAACATTATGTTGATGCTTTGCAACTTGAACTAGGTTCTTCAGCAACTTTTTTTCAAGATGCTCGTCAAATGGAAATAACCTTAATAGCTAATAGAATTAATGAAATTATAAATCCAAATTTTGAAACAAATACAAGCAATTGGACTTACACAAATGGAACTGCACAACTTTCATCAAGTGAAGTGGGCGTAGACCCAGGAGCACCATCTGTATCTATAAGCGGAGGTTCGGTTGAGGTCTATCCAACTGCTGCGGGGTTAGTAACCGTAATGTCCTCAGCTATGCCCATATTTTCAGGTAATGACTATACTTTTAGTATCTATGCTTACGACAGTAAATCTCAATACGCGTTAACCCCTTTTGTAGCTTGGTATGATGTTTCAAACACTCTTGTACACGTACCCAATGAAGGAACTGCAGTAACCTCGTTAGGTACTTGGGCTAGACCTTCTATAACGTCAACTGCCCCACCAGGTGCGGTAACTGCTAAAGTAGGCGTCACATGGACTGCAACTTCAAGTTTGGACGAAATATATTTAGATGCTGCTCTTTTTGAAAAATCATCTTTTGTTAACTCTTATTTTGATGGAAATAATGGGGTAACTCAACTCAGCGATTTATTTTGGGAAGGTACAACAAACGCCTCTCGTAGCCATTACTACCAAAACCGATTTGTTATACAAAGTCGTTTAGTGGCTCAACTTTCTAGTTGGACTACTTACGGTAGCACATTTGAGTTGTTTTTTGCTCAACCAAACACGTAGTTAGTAATTACCCAAAAGGGTGTGTATGCTAAGCCTCCGTCAAAGGAGGACAAATGTACTACGTTTTAGTCGCGGGAACTGGCGAGACCAGCAGGGCAAATATAGAAGCTTTAATGGAAGATTATTATTATGCAAAAGGTGACGGCGGTACGCTTGTATTAGCGTATAACGAGTCACCAACTAAAAGTCAAATATATGCCGCTCAATACGCGGTTGACTGTAAAAAAGATGTTTTGGTTTTTTGTAGAGAAGACGCAAAAACTTCAGGAGTTCCAGGAGCATCAGTTACTTTTTCTGATTTTCCCTACGTTGAAGCTACTGTCTTTTTGGAGAACCAAGACTCTATAGCGCATATTCTGTGGTCATTAGACGATCAAGAAATAGTTGAACAATGTTCTAAAAAGGGAATTTTGGCGCTTAATCTTTGCGATGGATTGATTCCATTGGAGTTAACAACGGAAAAAACCGTAGAAAAGCCTTTAATTGAGGCAGTAGCCCCCCAAGTTACTAAGGAAAGCACAATTGTGCCGCAAAACGCCGATATTCTTAAACAAGACCTACTTAATACGGTTCAGGGTATACAGTCCATGTTGGACATCCTAGTAAAAAAGATAAATGGATAAAAAATTATCGCTTAGGGCACGAGCTGCCTTGATGTACTTTGCTAACAGCGATATGACGATAAGTGCTGAGCGCTTGTCTGAAGAAGTTGCTGAAGGTAGAGACGCTATACAAACCGCATTGAAAGAATTGCGAGACGTTGGCTTCCTAGTAACCCGTAAAGAACGGGTAGGAAACCGCGTAGTAACAACCAGTCACATTACTCATAAAGGATTTCTGGAGGCGGCTTCCTGGGGCCTGAGAATCCCCCTTCAGATACAATACACTCAGTGGAATGTATTATCTAGAATAGATACCCATTCTAACAATAATCATTACAGTACAACAGGGGCGCAAGCGCCCGCTGTGGAGGAAAACGTGGGATATGAGTTTTTTAAGAAAGCTTCCAACGAAGATTTTGATTTAGCCCGTGAGCGCCAAAAAGCCGCTGAGGAACGTGGTCGCCAGTACGAAGAGGATAAAGCCCTCGAACACCAGAAGCGCTTAGAGGCCCGTGCTATAGCTAAGAAACTCAGCACCAACCACACAGTTACTCTTTTTGTAGACCGTGTTAACACCACATGGGGACTTGCTCCTTGGAGGATTTCTGGTTCTAGATTTTTGGTTTGTCTTAATACTGCACGGCGTACTTATGGTACTGACGGTGTTATTGAGGAAGAGATGATTAACATTTTTTTCACTAGGTTAAAGATTAACAAAGAGACAGACAGCAACAAGCTGTGGATGATGTTTATTAAAAATTTTTCTGCTCTTGCCTCTCAAGCAAAAGTTAGGATTCAAACACCTGATAAGCTAGAAGTTGCTAAGCAACAATCCGAAGATTCTTGGAAGGGGCTCTAATGTTTACTTTAGACACCGTAAAGGTTAGGCGACGTACATGGCTTCAGATAGCTTCTATACCAAAAGCTCGCCTTGGTTGGACTTTAGACGACTGTAAAGACGCACCAAAAACGGTTTTAGAAGACATTAGAAAGTGGCTAAAAGCCGTTAATGACGGCAAGATTATTCTTGCCACTGGAAAGCCTCACTGCGGTAGAGGGTTGCTTCTTTACGGACAACCAGGTAGGGGCAAGACAACTTTAGCGTTAGCTGCTATTCAAGACATGCTTTTAGATTTTCCGCTAAAAACTTTTATGCCGTCCGATGGCAAGGTCCTTATTCGCCCTTGTTACTTTGCTACTTTTAATGACATACTTGATCTTAAGGGTCAGCTTATTGGAAACAGCGATTTAGAAGAAGAACAACGTCTTTATGATGGAATGTTGGGTAATTGCAAAGAGGACGCATATAACATTCGCGTATTAATTTTAGATGATCTTGGAAAAGAGCATGCCAGTCTTTCAGGTTGGCAGAGCAGCATTCTTCACCATGTTTTGCGTACACGGTTTAACAATGGTCTTCCCACTATTGTTACTACCAATATTGCTAGGGATGATTGGGCAGAGTCTTACGGAGAAGCCACAGGTAGTTTTGTTAAAGAAGCTTTTGTTTATATAACTGTTGATGGAGATAGGGATTTGAGATAATGGACAACATGTTAGATGAAAATAATTCATTATTACAACAATTTTTAACGTATCAACACGCTTACGGCCCTATTATTATTGAAGTTGGTATTACCCCTGACCAACGTTTACTTTGCAATTGTTTTTCTTTTTCAGCATCCAAAGGGTGCAAACACTCTAGGTTTGTAAAGCACAGAATGGAAGGAAACAACGGAGTCTACGACAACGGTGTAAGCATTCGGGCAACAAAAGAAGATAGAGATAAAGCAAAGCTTTCTAGCAAAAACCGCAGAGAGTTTGTAGCAAAATTTGGAACAATAGAGGTATTTTAAAATGTATAAAGGGGATATTAGTAATGATGTTCCAAAACGTATTTTAATAGTTTCAGATGTATTTACTGATACTACGACGTACAAAATTAAAAGTAAATTATTTTTTACAAAAACTTCACAGGTAAGTAAATTTAATAGAGGTTTATTAAGCAAAATTTATCTTGTTGCAAACAATAGCCCCTTTACTTTTGAAATGACTTCAATTGGTATGAGTCAAGAGGATTTAACGGTTTCCTTTAACAATTTAGAACGTGAAGGCACAAACCCATTTAGGTATTGCACAGCATACGATTCTGTTAAAGATTTGATTAATATACTGCCGTTTAGACCTGAAGTAGCTTTTGTGGTAGACATAGCCTCTCGTAAAGGCATGTATGGTCATTGGGGATTGGATATATCCGAATTATGAACAAAGAAACGTTATTACTTAGCAAGACTATACAGACTCGTAATCTTGCTCCTTTATTTGAACGAAACGTTAATGACTCTTGGTTTGTAGATATTGAAGACCGCAAAGTATGGGTTTTGCTTCGCAAACATTTTACTCGTTATGGCGAATGCCCAAGTGTTGATGTTGTTAAAGAAAACTTTCCAACATATGACGTTATAGATGTTTATGATAACGTTGACTATCTTCTTGATGAAATAGTTGCAGCTCGTCGTAAAGCCGCTACTGTTGCCATGATTGGCGAAGCAATCGAGCAGATTGATAAAGAAAAGAACCACGAAGGCGCTTTAATTGCTATTCAAAGCGGCCTTATTAAACTTGAAGAAGATGGGTTATCCAAGTCTTCTGATATTGATATTACAGATAATCCAATGCAGTTGTGGGACGATTATTTGTTTCGCAAAAACAATCCAGGACTTTTAGGAGTGCCAACAGGATTTCCAACTATTGACTCCGCTACTAACGGTCTTCAGAATGGTCAGTTAATAATTATTGTTGCACCACCTAAAACTGGTAAATCAACTCTTGCTTTGCAGATTGCTCAGAACATTCATCTTAAGGGTAGCACTCCAATGTTTCAATCATTTGAGATGACTAATGCAGAACAACTTTCACGGTATGTAGCAATGCGTGCTCGCGTATCGCACACTCGTTATCAGTCGGGAGCTCTTACCGATGAAGAAGAGTCACGTGTTAAGGCGAAGCTTGGCGCTATTAAAAACATGCGTGAAAAATTTTGGCTTGTGGGTGCTACAGAAGGTTCTACTGTTTCTAATATTGCTAGCAAAATTCAAATACATCAACCTGATGTAGTGTTTATTGATGGTATGTACTTAATGATTGACGAGAACGGAGAAAAACCAGGAAGTCCACAAGCACTAACCAACATTACTCGTTCTCTTAAGCGCTTGGCACAAAGAGTTAATAAACCGATTGTTATTTCTACCCAAGTGCTTGAGAATAAAATGCGTAATGGGCAGGTTACCACAGATGCTATTGGGTATTCATCATCATTTCACCAAGATGCAGACGTTATTTTTGGTCTTCAAAGGGAAGATGAGAACGTAGACGACACTCGTTTGCTCAAAGTCATTGCTTCCCGTAACTCTGGCCCAGCAGAGGTATCTATGCTTTGGGACTGGAACTCTGGACAATTTAGGGAGATTGATGAGACAGACCTATGACCGTTGAAGATATGCAAAACATTCTTGATCGTTTAGGTATTGAAATTATTTCAATTACTGGTGACGAAATTAAAGGGCATTGCCCAGCTCATTTAGAACGTAAAGGTAAAGTAGATAGAAACCCTTCTTGGTCAATTAACGCGGATACAGGTGCGCACAATTGTTTTTCATGTCACTTCAAAGGAAATATTCACACTTTAGTTGCTTATGTAAACGGCGTACCATTAGATACAGCTACTACTTGGATTAACAATGGGGAACGTAATCTTAGTAAGGCTTTTGAACGCATTGTAAATCCATCAAAAATTGTAGAAGAATATGCGCAACCTATTACCGAATCTATGCTTAGCGCGTTTGTAGAACCTCCTGAAGAAGCTTTAAAGTTTCGTGGAATTAGCGCCAACGGTGCTGCTTATTACAACATACTTTGGAACCCTATTAATAAAAGTTGGATTCTTCCTTTACGTGATCCTATAAACGAGAACTTAATTGGTTGGCAAGAAAAATGGTTTTACGAACGTCGTTTTAATAACTACCCACCTAAAGTCGTTAAGTCACGCGCTCTTTTTGGATATGATCGACGTGAAGACGAAATGATTGTAGTAGAGTCTCCGTTAGATGTAGCTCGCCTTGTATCATTAGGGATATTTGGTGGGGTTGCTGTATGTGGGTCTGCTATTTCTACATTTCAAGTAAATTTAATCCGTTCATCAAAAAGAATTATATTTGCTATGGATAACGATAAAGCTGGAATATCCTCTTCTATGGAAATGCTTAATTTGTCTAAAAAGATGGGTTTTGAGTGCTGGTTTTTTAACTATGATGATACCGATGTAAAAGATATTGGCGGAATGAGCAAGTCTGAGATAGTCTATGGGTTAGAGTCTGCAAGGCATTCACTATACGGAAAGAGGGCAGTTTTATGATTATTGGATTATCAGGTTATGCTCAATCAGGTAAAGACACTGTTGCAGGTTTATTAATTGGTTTACATGGATACGATAACCGTTCTTTTGCCGCACCGATGCGAGATGCATTATACAAACTAAATCCAATGGTTACGAAAACGGATAGACTTCGAGATTTTGTAAATATATGGGGTTGGGAAGAGGCTAAAAAACGCACCGATGTTAGACGTCTTCTGCAGGTATTTGGAACAGAAATAGGACGGGAAATGTTTGGTGAAAACTTTTGGGTTGATCAAGTTTTTAAAAATATAAGTCCTTCACAAAAAATTGTTTTTACTGATGTTAGATTTCCTAATGAAGCAGAAGCTATAAAATTAATGGACGGAGAAATTTGGAGAATTAATCGCCCAGGTTATGCTCCAGTTAATGACCATCCATCTGAGTCTTCTATGGATAATTGGGAGTTCGACAGTATTATTACAAATAATTCCAGTCTTGATTCGCTTAAAACTCAAGTTAACGCAAATGTTGTTATGACAACTGCTAGGTACGAGATGGCAACCCTTTTCAATGTCTTTTAAAGGAACCCTTCTTCCTTATCAACCAGAAGCAGTTGATCGTATGTGTGATCGAAAAAAAATGTTGGTTGCTTACGATCTTGGTTTAGGAAAAACCGTGCTGACTATTGCTGCAATAGAACGACTTATGGATTCACGTTCCATAAGCGAGCCAGGTTTGGTAATTTGTTTATCCTCACTTAAATACCAGTGGGCTAATCAGATTGAGAAATTTACAGATGGTACTTCACGTGCTCTGGTCATTGATGGAACCAAGGCTAAAAGAGAAGAGCAATACGCAATTGCCAACGACTGGAAAAACTCCAAAATTGACTACATCATTCTTAACTATGAGCAAGTTGTTAATGACTGGGAATTCGTCAAAAACCTTCCAAGAGGATTTGTAGTATTAGACGAAGCTACGGCTATTAAGTCATTTCGTTCTAAAAGGTCTAGATATACCAAACGTCTTTCTAACGCACCATATAAATTTGCTCTTACTGGAACCCCTATTGAAAATGGCAAACCTGAAGAACTTTTTAGCATTATGCAGTTTGTAGATTCTAATGTTCTTGGGCGGTTTGATTTATTTGATAAAGCGTTTATTATGCGTAACAACTGGGGAGCAGTCACAAGTTACCGCAATCTTGAGATACTGCATCAAAAAATGAAACAAGCTTCTGTACGTAAAGCTCAAAAAGACCCTGATGTTGCGCCATTTCTTCCAGATGCAATCCACAAAGACCCTATCAAAGTAATTTTTGATAGAAAATCTTCTAAACTTTACGAAAAAATTAAAAAAGATTTGCTTTTAGATTTAGAAACAGCCCAAGACCTTTTTGGTGGTTCTTTTAATATTTTGGCACATTATGGAATTGAGTCTAAACGAGGTGGGCCAGAAGATGAGTGGCGTGGAAAAATAATGTCTAAAGTAGGTGCGCTTAAGATGTTGTGCTCACATCCCGATTTGTTGCGTACCAGTGCAGATAAATATATTTCTGAAGGCATTGAAGGTTCTCAATATGCTTTTCAATTAGTTCAATCTGGATTATTAGAAGGAATTAACACGTCTAATAAACTTAATTACCTTATAGAGTATGTTAACGATTTTTTAGAACAAGACGAAGTTAATAAAGTTGTAGTTTTTGCTACTTACGTAGACATGCTTGATAAAATTGCTCAAGCACTTGGTTCGGATCAGTGCAGACTTTATTCAGGTAAATTAAACGCTAAAACGAAAGAAGATAACAAAATTGAATTTAACACTAACCCTGCTGTGCGTGTTCTCATTAGTTCTGACGCTGGTGGCTATGGGGTGGATTTACCCGCAGGTAATCTCCTTATTAACTATGACCTTCCGTGGTCTTCAGGAGCGGCAACGCAAAGAAACGGGCGCATCATTAGAGCTTCATCTAGATTTAACACCGCCATCATACAAGACCTCCTTATGGGAGGAAGTATTGAAGAACGACAATACGACTCCCTTCAACAAAAATCCTCAGTAGCCAACGCAATTATTGATGGAGAAGGAATTGATGAAAAAGGGGGCGTTCCTTTAAGTGTTGGTTCCCTCAAAGAGTTTTTAATCCTAGCTTCCGTATAATTGGCTTAAATATCTGGGTATTTAGAGAATATAAGTACCTAAATACACATCCGACAGTAATTTAAGCCAATTTTACGGTATTATTTAATAATGGCTACGTCAACCAAAACACCGACACGGACTATACGTGTCCCTGATGACCTTTGGAAAGCTGTGCAAAAGAAGGCTGCTTTTGAAAAGGTTACTGTTACCAGCATAATTGTCCTTGCTCTTGAGCGGTACCTAGTTGACAAAAGCTAATTTAGTCTACTAATCTTTTCCCCATAACAAAGGGGAAAAAATGGAATTAAAAGAAGTTGAAAAACTTGCTCAACAATACGTAGCGGTTAAAGCCGAAGCAGACTTTATTGCCACACGGCAAAATGAATTGAAAGCTCGTCTTAAAGATGCCGTTGAAAAGCTTGGTGAAATTACTGCTAAAGGCCATAAATATTTAGAATTTGGCGATATTAAACTTACCAATCAGCGTAAAGAATCAAATCCTTTAGATGTGCAAGCCGCAGAAGAAATTCTTAACAAGCATGGTTTGTACAAAGATTGCGTTAAAATTGTTGAGGAACTAGATCAGAACGCTATTTTAGTTGCGTATCAAAAAGACTTACTTACAGAAGAAGAAATTGATTTAATGTTTCCTAAAAAAGTTTCTTACGCATTTTTGGTTCAATAATGACAGAGGATATTATTGACTCAGTTCTTTCTGATTTAGATAACTTTTATCCAGGAAGTAAACGCAAACGTCGTGAAATTGAAGTTTTAGAAAATAAAAGAGAAATAACTTGGGATTTAAAACCTCAAATTAAACCTTTGCCTAACGGAAAAGATATTGAGCTTTTTACTGTTGGGGCTTTAGCTTTAGCTTTGGGTCGCCCATTCATCACCATTAGAACGTGGAATCAAAAAGGTTATTTACCCACGCCACCGTACAGACTTCCCACTAAAAAAGATAAAAATGGCGAAGACCATAAAGGTCGTCGCTTGTATAGCCGAGCAATGATTGAGGCCACGATAGCCCTTTTTGCTCAATTTGAAGTTCTCCACGTTAGTCGTATAGACTGGAGCACGAACCGACAGCTTACAGAAAAGCTGGCCGAGGCTTGGACTAAAATTCAAGCAGAAGAAACAAAATAACAACTAACTAAGGATAAATAAAAATGGCAATTAAACAAGAAGCAGACTTTATTCCACAGCTGGACGAATTCTCAACAGAAAACATTGAAAGCACTCTTGAAAGTGCTCTTGAAGAGCGACCAGGTGTATCAGATTCAATAATTAAAAGTGGTTGGAAAGCCGCTGAAGATACTATTAAGCCTCGTGAGTACACAAAAGATTTTGTAGTATCAGAGACTCCTCAGCTTGTTAAGTTTCTTGATGAGGGTGGGCCTTTTGCTGTTTATAACGCGCATTGGCTTGATGAAAAGAAAGAGGGACAAAGGTCTTTTGTTTGCCTTGAAGAAGGTTGCCCACTTTGTTTAAAACTTGGTAACAAGCCTTCTAAACGCTATTCATTTTCTGTCGTTATTATTGGAGATGACGGAACTACTATTCTTACTAAATTAAACGCAACTCCATTACTATTTCGTTCTTTGCACGCTGCAGAACACTCACCAGCAGGACCTCTTACTAAGAACTACTGGTCGTTGTCTCGTCGTGGTACGCTACAAAGCCTTGTTTTCACTGTTACTCCAGTTAAGGGGCGCGACCTTATGGAAGATTACGGAATTGATGAAGCAAAGGTTGAGGAGCAAGTTGCAACTATGAAGGCGTTTGAGCCTTCATCAGTTTATCGTCTTAATTTTGATGAACTTACAGAGATTGCAACTGCTTTACTCTAAAAACGAGATGTGAAGTGGCTAGGCGTTTTTTAACCCCTTACGTCTAGCCCCTTCGCTTTTAAGGGGGTTTGTATGAATATAATTACAACTAAAGAGCAACTTGATGAGGCTGTTGCCTATTATTTAAAACAAGATTCATTTGCCTATGACCTTGAAACAGTAGGCCCACAACGTGGTGTTACCGTTGTTAATGAGGTACTTTGGATTTCTATGGCGACTCATGGGCGCGGTGATGTTATTCCTTTAGGTCATCCAAACGGAGAGTTTTTAGAGCTTATTCGCCCGTTAAAACCCACTGGTGAACGACGTAAAGAAGCTGGTTTAACACCTCGTGAATCTGACTATTCAACAGATGATAAAAAGGCTACTACCCTTTACGGACCGCCACCCGAGCAGCTGTTTCCTGCAGAAGTTTTTGCCGCTCTTAAGCCTTTAATGTTTGGTGAGAATCGAACATTAGTGGGACATAATCTTGTATTTGATTTAACTTCTATAGCTAAATATTATGACAATCAGTTTCCTACAGGTCCTTATTTTGACACGATGATTGCTTCTTTTTTGTATGACAATAAAAATAAAAACAAGTGCGGTCTTGATGATTGTTTATCCCGAGAGTTTGGTTACACCATGGTCAAGGGAGTTGGTAAAGAAGTTGAAAAGTACGCATTTAGTACAGTAGCTAAGTACGCTTATCTTGATGCCAAATACACTTTTTTGCTTTATAAGAGCGTTCTTCAAAAGAAACTTGAGGAAGGAAACTTAATTAATGTAATGAATCTTGAGATGGGTGTGCTTAAAGTATTGTGCCACATGAAGTTGGCTGGAGCACCTATTGATACTAAACAGCTTTCTGATTTGCATTCTAAGTTAGAAATTAACATTGAGCAAGCTCGTTCAGAAATCTATAAAATTGCAGGTAAAGTTTTTAATATTAATTCTAATCCTGAAAAACAGGCGATGTTATATGGAAAAAAATCCGATGGTGGTCAAGGTCTTAAACCAAAAGTATTGACTCTTAAAGGTAAAACTAAAGAAGAACAGGGTATCCCACTAGAACCATCTGATTACTCTGTATCTTCTGAGGCTTTAGGACTTTACCGTGAAACTAACGAATTAGCGGCGGCTATTTTAAATTACGCAGACTTGAATAAAATGCTTAGCACTTATGTGATTCCGTATCTTGGTGGGGATGTTACCCACACTGTTAGTGGAAAAAGCAAAACGCAATATAAAGAGAGTTTGTTAATTAACGGAAAAATTCATTGTGATTTTATTCAGCACGGCGCAGAAACTGGTCGTTTTTCTAGTCGTAACCCCAATCTTCAAAATATTCCAGCTCCTGAAGACCCAGAAAAAGTTGTTGAAGAAAAACAATACGGACGGATGTTGCGTAATTTATTTGCAGCTCCAGAAGGTTACAAGCTTGTGGTAGCTGATTATTCACAGATCGAACCTAGAGTAATTGCTTCTATGTCTAAAGACCCAATTATGTTAAAGAACTACCTAGAAGGTGGCGACATTTACACCACCATTGGTGACACAATGGGGGTTGATCGTAAGGCTGGAAAAGTTTTGGTTTTGTCCATTGCTTATGGCGTAGGCCCTGACAAAATTGCTAAACAAATTGGGTGCACCTTAACTGAGGCCAAAACGCTTTTAGACGATTTTAGTAAAAAGTTTAATACTATTAATAAGTACCGTCTTATGGTAGTCAATAGCACCCGTCAGAAGGGTTATGTGACCACAATATTGGGCCGACGTAGGTACTTACCTGAAATAAATTCTAAGAACTTTGGAGACAAAGCTGGGGCCGAAAGACAGGCTTTTAACACAAGAATTCAAGGTTCAGCAGCGGACATTATGAAACTTGCTATGATTAGGGCTCAGGACATGCTACCTAAAGAGTCTAAGCTTATTCTTACGGTTCACGATGAGCTTGTTACTCTTACACCTGATGAGTACGCTTTGGATACAAAAAACGCAATTCGTGAGGCTATGGAGGGGATTAACCTTCTTGACGTGCCTTTATTGGCAGACATTAAAGTTGTTCAAAGATGGGGACAGGCTAAATAATGGGCTGGTTTAAACGGTTTTTTGGTGGTGAATACGTAAGTGACTATCAAGAAGTACCATTTAGCACGATTACTAGGTGGCCTTTGTACGATTTAATGCTAAAAGACCCCAATAAAGTTGCTATAGATTTAGGGCTGAATCCAGTTAGCAAAGAGGGCGACGATAAAGAACGTGAAGACAGCGACTCACGTTTGGCTAATTTAGAGCCTCTTTTACCTTTTATTGACGTTACTGCGGAGTTAACTGCACGAATACTTTCTAGTCTCCAACTAGACGAACTTAAAGACGCTGAAGACCCTGTAGAGTTAGACCAAGAAGATGTTGCGGTAATGATTGCGTTTTTTAAATCTGTGGCTTTTTCATCTCTTATCGCTGCGTTTTCATCCGCTATACAACTTGGTATGATTCACTCTAACGTAGACATGGAGGAAATGCAATGAGTAATTGGTGGGTAAACAAAGTAAATCAACAATCTTCCGTTGCACCACAGCAGTCTCAGCCAATAGCGCGCCCGTATATATCACCAATTGAACCGCAAAATTATCCGCCAGTTCAACAACAAGTTCCTTTGGAAGCTCGTTGTCCTGGTTGCGGTAGTAGCAACTATGGAGGGGCAACTCCAGAAACTCGTAAACGTTGTTACGATTGCGGTTACCCAATTCAACAATCTGGAACAGGTGTTGGTAAAGGCGTTGTGGGAGGACAACCAGGAGGCGGCCCAGCAACTCCAGCACGTCAAGTAGAAACAAGTGGATATAACCCGCAAACGATCATTGGACACATTTAATGGCAACAGTAAACCCAGAACTTCTTAAAGTAATTAACAAAATTAATAAAAAATTTGGTGAGGACACCATTATTCGTGGTGAAGAAATTATTGATAACCACGGTCGTATGACCACTGGTTCGTTGTCTTTTGATGTTGCATTAGGTGGTGGTTGGCCAGTTAATCAATGGCATGAACTTATTGGTGAAGAATCAAACGGTAAAACTGCTGTGGCATTGAAGACAGTTGCTGCTAATCAGGAACACGATCCAGAATTTACAACCGTATGGGTTGCTGCTGAAGAATGGGTGCCTTCTTATGCAGAAATGTGTGGAGTAGATTTATCAAGAGTATTTGTTATTTCTACAAATGTTATGGAGGAAGCGTATGAAGCCGTTATTGAAATTGTTGAAAGTAAGTCTGTGGATTGCGTTGTTATTGACAGCCTTCCTGCTCTTATCCCCAGTGCAGAAGATGATAAAGAAATGGACGAATCAACTATAGGACGTGGAGCATTGCTTACTAATAAGTTTTTTCGTAAAATTGGCAAAGCTTCTAAGCGTTCCCTTACTGAAAATGAGCGCCCATTTATTGGCATTATGATTAACCAATGGCGAGATCGTGTAGGGGTTCAGTATGGCGACCCACGCACTACTCCAGGAGGTAAAGGAAAAAATTACGCGTATTTTACTCGTGTAGAAATTAAAAGAGATGAATGGATTGATGCTGGTACAGGTCAAGAAAAGTACCGTGTAGGTCAAACCATTAAGGTTAAGACCATTAAAAACAAGTCTGCTCCCCCATCGCAAACAGCTTTTATGGATTTTTATTTTGGCACGGGTGGAATTGTAGATCGAGGTCAGTATGATTTTGCTAAAGAAATTGTAGCTATGGGTATTATAAACAAAGTTATTACCAGAGCAGGTGCATATTACCGCTATACAATTGGTGGCGAACAACGTCAATGGCAGGGCGCTGATGCCCTTTTAGCGTCTATTCGTGAGGAGCTGGACCTTAAAGAAGCGCTAGAGAAAGATGTATTAGACTCAATTAAGTCAGGGTCTAAGTTTGTAGCAGAAGACTCTGATGAGGAGTGAGGGACAGAAACAAAGTCGTAAACATGAAGATCGTTTAGCTAAAAAATTGGGCGGTAAACGCACGGCAGCTAGCGGAGCTTTTTGGAATAGAAAAGGTGACGTAAGGACCACAGATTGGCTTGTAGAGCATAAATGGACTGGAAAAGCTTCTTTTAGCATAAAGGCTTCTATTTTAGAAAAAATAATTAATGAAGCTATTTTAGACAGCCGTATGCCAGTTTTAGGGGTTAGTTTAAACAATCAAAATTACTGTATTGTTCTTGAGGACGATTTAATAGAGATGCGAGAAACGATTAGAGAGCTTAAAGAAACTTTGTGATAGACTTATAGCCTCTGGGAGAGGGATAGAACACCCACCTATCTCCCAGGAGCAGACTTGTACGAAGATGTAGGATACAAAGAGAACTGGCGCCACGGCGCTAAATGCCGTGGAATGGACACCGAAAATTGGTACCCACCACGTGATAAATCTAAATACAAACTAATTGCTGACAAATCTAAAGCCGTTTGCTTTGGTAAAGACGGGGCTCCTGTTTGTCCTGTTCGTTTGCAATGCCTCTTATATTCCGATAGTATTGATGAACAACACGGTATTTGGGGCGGTTTAAGTCATCGTGAACGTAACGCGCTAAAAAGAAAAGCTGCTAAAGTAGGGCTTACGTTAGAAGAATGGGTGGCACAGCATGACAATAAAGGCAGAAAAACCTAACGGCAATTTAAAAAAATTTTTAGACGCAGGAAAAAATAATTCTCGTGTTCTTAAATCGGTAGAACGTTACATACTTACACAGCCTGTTGATACTTCTCGTTCTACTACGGTTTTGCACCCGTCTGCTATGGTTAAACCTGATTGGTGTTATAGAAGTTCTTATTTTCAACTTTTAGGGTTTGCACCACCCCCAAGTAAGTATAAAGCTAGCCTTAGCCAAAAACGAGTGTTTCAACTAGGCCACGACATTCATGCAGGTTGGCAAAACATTTTTAAAGAAATGAATCAATTGTGGGGCAAGTACTACTGCCATGAATGTAGAGACTACTTTTTAGGTGTGCCCTCGGATCATAAAACAGACCCAAAGAACCTTGAATATAAAGAAGTTCCTTTAACGTATAACAAACTTCGTATTGCAGGTCATGCTGACGGTATTTTAGTTGGTTTTGGTGAGCCTTTAATGTTAGAAATTAAATCTATTGGTGCGGGCACTTTTAGATTTGAAGCCCCACATATGATGTCTAAGTATGATAATAACTTAGATAAAATGTGGGAAAATTTAACCGCCCCGTTTATGACGCATATTATGCAAGCTGGAATGTATATGAAACTTGCTGAATTACTAGACCTTGCGTATCAACCTAAAGAAGCTTATTTTTTATATGAAAACAAAGCTAATCAAACACAAAAAGAATGGGTTATTCCTAAAAGCGATTTTGGGATTACGCCACTTTTAGAAGCAGCTGCTATGATTGTAGAAGCAGTAGAAAACAAAACACCAATTCCATGTAATATTGATGCCAATAACGGTTGTTACCAATGTAAGGGGTATGTTAATGCTTGAACTTAAGGTCGTCGGGTATAGCGAAAATGTTTTAACCATGTTAAACGCTCAGGGTTTAAAAATTGAACGAACATTAAATATGGATTTACCAGAAATTCCTGAAGATATTACATCTATAGACGCTACCGAATTGATGCACCTTGCATCACAATACATTGAATACCGTGGCTTTTTAGAAACGCAGGTAGCGGTTGCTAAAAACGCTGAAACAGAAGCGGAAACTTATTATGATCAAGTAGTTAGTAGAAAAACACTTCAGTTAAGTACAGGTAAAAGTACAGAGAAAGCAACAGTCCTTAAAGCATCTGTTGCTATAGACCCTGATGTAGAAGAGTTGCAAAAAATATTTTTGCACGCGCATATGTATCGTTCTACCCTTGAATCATATTTGGGTAAAATTGATGCGTACCATTGGCTTATCAACAACGAAGTAAAACGTCGTAGCGGTTACACCGCAGTTAACCGTTACACTCCGTAATTATGCCTAGTCAATCACGAAAACATCGTGGGTATCGTTCCCAAAAAGTTGTGGCTATGTACTTGGCTGAAAACGGGTTTCCGTATGCTGAAAGTACTGGCGCTGGTCGTAGCGGCTCAGACATTACAGGTACAGTAGGTATTGACTGGGAAATCAAAGCTCGTAAAGACTTTTCCCCCAGTACTACCATTAAACAACTTAAAGATCGTCACAACGGCAAGGACCTTCCTCTAGCAGTTTTGCGCCTTAATGGGCAAGGTGAAGTTAGTATTACTGAGTGGGTTGGTATTATACGTTTAGAGGATTTAGTTAAGCTGTTGCGTGAAGCAGGATACGGAGAACCAATTGAATGAGTAAAGAAATTTTGTCAAAGTTAAAACAGGTTAAAGAAGAAGTCATACGTTTAGAAAAACTTTATAGAGAAACTTGTGAATGTAACGAACGCATTTCAGATATAAAAGAAGTTCCTTCTAATTCTTATCAAAAAATGCATAAAACTTGCGACTATCACACTGTTAGGCTTATGCACCATGCCCAAGTATGATTTTGCATGCGTTACATGTGATTTTCAAATAGAAAAACATTTTAATTTTAACGAAGAACATAGAGTAGAATGCGAAATGTGTGAATGTGCTATGGTAAAAGTTATTAAAGCAATACCGACCCACTTTAAAGGTGGAGGATGGGGAGCATCAAATTGAATAGCTTTCAAATTAACGACACTGATTGGGCTACGGTTTTAGAAAAAGAGTTAGACGAATACATAACGTCTTTGCAAAATTGGTTTGTTTACAATGAAGAAGAAGGCGAAGAACCTGAAGTTTTATCAGGAGAACCCTACTGTGGTTGTGAGACATGTTATTGGCGCGAAGTTTTGTTTTTTGTTTCTCCACGAATTATGATCGCACAAAATGAGAATAAGATTGAACTCACGCCCAATTCGTGAGCTTAAACCCGATTACACAGGCACCATGGAGTACGCCAATGAGGTGCTCCATGAGTGCCCTAAGTGTGAATCCAACCTTTGGTTATTAAAAGTGTCTTTTGAAGACTATGAAATAGCCCAGTATTTGTTACCTATGGAATGTGCCATTTGTGGGAGTTATGCAACCGCCCCCACCCCTTTAGATAGGATTTAGTTTTACACTGACATTACCTATTAAATTCTTCATACTTTATGAGTATCACTACTCCGAGCATAATGAGGAATTAAATGACAGAACAAGAAGAGGAAGTTTTACGCGTTGGTGCTGGCAGCAATCCCCAAGCTGTTGCTTCAGCTATAGCCCATGCAATTTATGAAAAACGCACTTGCAAGCTTCGTGCCGTAGGCGCTGGAGCCGTTAATCAAGCAACAAAAGCCATAGCAATTGCTCGCGGTTATACCGCCCCACGAGGGCTAGACCTCGTATGTATCCCAGGATTTGCAAGTATTGATAGCCATGATGGGGTTATTTCCGCCGTTGTATGGACTGTAGAAGTGCGTTAAGACTGTTATTCTGTAATAACCCCCTTTGCAAAGGAAACTAAATGAAGACAGATTCATCTAAAAAGAATCCAGCACCGCTGGCTCCGACATCAACTGAACCATCAAATTCCACAAGTTCAAAGCCGCGTGTAGCGATGCCAGAACGAGGAACGCTTATGAAGAAGAAAAACACAGCTTCTGGCGATCCGTATGGTATGGCTAAACCATCTCGTGAGTTTGTAATGGTTGAGCGTGCGGGAGCTCGTTATGGCATCCGCGTGGGGTTCCAGAAGCAGGTAGCTCCAGAAGCTGGGGCAACTCAGAGTAACGGCCGCTTAATTCCACCATCAATCAACCGAAGCCAACCCAATTTTTCAGCAGGTATGGTTGACTAAAAGTACCAATTTAGCCCCCTATAATTAGGGGGCTTTTTTGTTGTGTCTATTTGTAGAAACCCTCAATCTGTGGTTGAATTACACCTATGTCACTTAAAGAAGAGTTGCAAAAAAGAACGCCCCGTGCAACTAGTGGCACGTACTCAAAAGGAAAATGCGGTTTTATTGAGTGGGTTAAAAATAAAGACGAAGAAGTTATTCAAGATATACTAAATTTTATTGAAGATAAAACTATATCTGCAAATGCTACATATAACTTTCTTTGTCGTACATATCCTGATGTATCTTTTAGACTAACTACTTTTAAACGTCACAGAAATAGGGAATGCTTATGTCCATAAGAGACGAGTTTAATAAGTTTGTACAAACAGGTAAAGAAGGTTCGGATAAAGCAAATAAAGAAACACCAGAAAATTGGAGACCACGTTCAGAAATTGATGAAAAAACTGGCGGTTGGGCTATTACTTCAGCTCGCACAGATGGTAACACACCAGGAGCAGAAGAGTTATTACGTGACGCTAATTTAAATCCTGAAGAATGGACTTTAGTTAGTAGCCGTCGTGGTAGTTGGCAAAAGTGGGATGGAGAATGGCTTCATTCTTGGCGCATTAATGTAGTTCCGTCAGCATGTGCTAACGCCGATTATGACGCAGAAAAACTTATTGATGAGATTATTAAATGGAGGCCAACAGGCAAAGTAAATGATTTTGAAGGCGATCTAACTGCTGTTTATAGCGTTGGTGATACCCAATACGGTAAAGATGACACGCCAGCAATTGTTGATCGTATGTTTGATGCTCTTAACGAATCAGTAGAACACCATAAGTTTTTGCAAAAAAAATATAAAATTGGTCAAATTGCACTGCCACAACTTGGTGACTGTATTGAAGGAATGACTAGCCAAAAAGGTAAGGTTATGGGTCGCCACGATATAGGTGTGTCCCAACAGGTACAAGTTGGTCGTAGAGTACTTATGGCTCAAATTAAAATGATGGCGCCGCTAGCTTCTAAACTTATTATTCCAGTCGTTCCAGGAAACCACGATGAAGTACAACGTTTCTTAGTTTCACGTTCTGAAGATTCATGGGCACTTGAGATTGTAAAAGCCGTAGAGGATGCTTGTATGGAGAACCCGTTTCTTAAAGAGCGCGTCGAGTTCCGTTATCCAGCAAAAGACGACAGTACTTTGTGCGTTAATTTAAGCGGCATTATGTTTGGTATGGCACACGGACATCAAGCGCGTGACATGGTTAAATGGTGGTCGGGCCAAGTAATGGGTAACTGTTCTGTGGCGGACGCAGAAATCCTTAATGTTGGGCACCTTCATCACTATTATGCTAAAAGCGTGGGCACTCGTATGTTTATTCAAAATCCCGCTATGGACAACGGAAGTTCATGGTTTAGGGATAAAGCGGGCCTTGAATCCCACCCAGGAATTGTAAGCATGGTAGTAGGATCAGGGTTTGATACTAGACGTGAGTTAGTGGTGTTAGGTGGATTTCGTTAATATATACTAGGTATATGCCTAGTAGTCATCAGAATACTCAAAATCTTGGCGCAGGTGGAATGTATGGCACTAATACCAATTATGGTGGAGGCGGCGTCCCAGTCGCCAGGAGTGAACTCGATTTCCTACGCTTAGGCGTTGGACGTCAGCCTTCTGCGGAGTATCCCTGACGGCTATTTAGGAACAATTAGAACTCGTAGAGACGACCGTGGTCGTCCTGGTTCCACATCTGAAAATGTTTTAGATTCGCTTAAAATACGCATTACACAACGTGGGTATCAACGCGGTGTTCATAAGGGTGAACGTATTGATGGCGCTAGTTATTATTACCCAGAAGGATTAGACAACGCACGAGGCATTCGTCGTCAAATGAAAGCTGTACACGAAGGCAATACGTGGGTTGCTCAACGCAACGCGGATATGCAGGCGCTTGCCCCAGCCCCACATCTACCTAATGATGGTAAAGTTGGACCAGCTGCAAAGAGCGACGCGCCTATGGGTGTAAACTTAAATAGAGCTAAAAGGCTTAGCTCATTATCACCGAACTGGAAATAAAAATGAAACCAACTCAAGAACAGTTTGAAACTGAACGTGGACGGCTTCCAGTAAGCCCGCATAATTGCGAACGTTGTGGTGCAGGGGATCATCCTACGGAAGATTGCGTGTAATGCCAGGAAGAATGGCCGACGGTGTTTACTCCCGCAAACCGTGGCAGGCACCGCCAGAGGCGGCTTATCCCCCTCAACAATATGTGGGCCCTTTTGCCTCTAATCAAGAGCGCTTATTAAGTCAATCTATGGCAATTAATATGATGACTGGTCAAGAAATTCAAGAATTTGTGCGCCCGCCATTACCACAGATAAGATTATTTCCAGATAGATACGGTTACACAGACACCGAATTAACTATTGAAGATATTATTGCTTTACCGCGCATTAACCAACAACGTGTAGAATCTGACTTTAGCCAAACTCCAAATACAACCGAATCAACCAGCACTAATTCATTAGGAGGTTCCATTTAATGGGACGTAATAAAAAAGATTTTTTTACAGGGGCTTTAAAAAAAGTTGGTAATAACGCGTTAGGTTTTGTGGACGAAAAACTTGGTGGACCTCCGCGTAAACCTTGGGTTGACCCAGGAATGCCAAAAGGACACGAATACGCTCCAGCCAAGGGTATAAATGGTGCACCTGAAATGGGAATTACTGAGCAAGAAGTTCTTCATCAAAACGCCAAAGTACGTCCTATACCAGAACCTCCTCGTTAATAAGAAAGTGGTGGCATAATGGCTGAAGATCGAGCAAACGACCCTAATCGTAGACCAGACGTTACCCCTGTTAGTGCACCTGGACAAAGCAAAGCTGGCAGTCTTCATAAAGGTAAATCGGGGTATTACGAAGAGCACCATTCAAGCAGTAGGTACGTTGGCGGATGTAAAAGCTGTATGAATGAGCAAAAATCAGGAAAGCACCCACTTGCATGAAAAACGATCCAGGTTTACTTACAGATTCAACAGGTGAAGGAATATCTGGCGCAGAAGATGTGCGTTTAGATACCCAAAAAGACTTATCCAAAACTTATTACAACGGTTCAAAACCTTGTATTGAGTGCGGTTTAGTCTTAAATCCCGTACAATCATTACATTCAGATATGTGTTCTAACTGTAACCGCAGAAAAGCTGCACATTTAGTCAAAGGAATGATGGCATGACAGTCAACAACTCACGTTCACAAAACATGTCCCTTGATGAGGGCGCAACTGACGGCAAGTACCGCAAGACTCGTCCCAACACTACAGTTATTCCTGGCCTTGGTGATCAGAAGGTAAAACAAAATCGCGCAGGTTTGCATCCTTACATGAATTACGGCTTCATTAATTCTGAAGAAGTCAACAAAGTTAATCCAGCGAGGTAATCATGGGCATCCGTAAAGAACTAGACGCACGTCGTCAAATTAAAACCGATGTAGCGTCTGCAGCAGCGCATAAAGAGACCATGTTAGGTCTATTGCGAGCATCTGCTGACAACCTTGGGGATAGCCCAGAACAAAAAGAACGTCGCCGTTGGATTGCTGGAGACCCAGAGGCAAAACCTCGTCACAGTGACGGCACACCTATGGCGCCAAGAAAAACAAAAAATGACTGAAGCTACAACTCCTCCAGATCGTTCTGGAGATGAAGCACGAACTTTTCGGTTAGAAAAACTTGATTTTAATAACCCTATTCATTCTGGTGCTTTGCGGCAAGATGACACCACTGGTGAATACATTAATGAAAACGTGCGTAGAGCGCCTAAAGGCCATATTGCTTTTCCAGCATCGCGTTTTGCTGGTGGAAAAACTTTAGAAGAACATGATTTAGAAAAACAAGGTGAAGGTCTTGGCGCTCGTCGTGCTCTTAGAAGGCGAAGTGACCCCGCAGCTCAAGAAGCGCAAACAAAAGCAATTGCTGAATTAAAGGCTAAAAGACAACAAAGATCGGAAGAAGCACCTTCAACTCCAAATGATTCTGATTTTGAAACATCATCCGAAACACCTTCTAAAACTTCTGACACTTACTCCGATAACTTAAGAGCTAGAGAAGAACGTAAAAAGAAAGCCATTGCAGAAAATAACGCACGTATAGCAGCTGCAAAGGCACGTCAAAAGAAAAATTAATTGTGGTAGTATTTTGGTCTAAAATTAGGAGCAACAATGGTGATGGATTTATCGCGGTTTAAACAGGCAAACATTGACCCTAATGAACCGCATATGCGTGTCCTCAAATGCACTCGTTGTCGTACTTTAGAAGAAGTTCCAGATTACGATGGCCCTGAAGGTGGAGAAAACACCGCAGAATACGATTTGACCCTTAAATTCTTTACAGACCCTCATGTTAATGGGAAGTGCACTCGTGAAGACTTTATGACTATACGTTTTCCTACACGTTTTTGGGTTATACCTAAAGTAAAAGCCGATATTGAACGCCAACTTAAAGAGGGGGCGGAGGGGCTTGATATTTTTGGTACTAATGCTTACGCTATGGTAAAAAACTTTCACTCTGATGCTATGAACTGTTGGATTAGGGAGCACAATCAAACAAAAGATTGTGCGGATTACAAAAGTGATAAAAAACTTATTAAGGCAGACACGGCGGCAGAACGTAAAGAACTTGGTTTAGAATTAGAAAACAAAGGGCCAAAAGTGTACCTGTGCGATTACTGCCCTATTAAATCTAAAGTTCAAGAAAAAGCTTTTAAGAAGAAAGGTTTATACGAATAATGTCAGAAGAACTTGTACAAAATGAAACCGTTGACCATACTCCTGCAGAAACTGAGGCGTTAAAACCTGTAGAAGTTGAAACTATTTTTATTATTGCACAACGCAAAGATGGTTCACATTTTGCTACTGTAGACCTTAAAGCAAACCTAACGGCCACTCGCGTAGCCACCGCAATTGATTTAAAACGTGGATGTTCAGAAATACTTGAGGTAATGCGAAATAACGACCTTGTTGGGTTAATTTTAGATAAAATGGCCGAAAACAACGCCTCTGAATCAAATAAAGTTTCTAGTTCAATCCGTAAAACTTTATCAAATAAAGGTATACTGTAGATACACAGTAAGGGGCAAACATGGCAACTCCTCGTAAAAAACCCGCAGGGAAAAAGACAGTTGTCAAAAAAGTTCGTGATGAAGAACTTTCGCCTTTAGATGTCCATGCTATTCAATTAAACGAGTTGTACAGATCGCTTCGTAAAGCTGGTTTTCCTGTTGATATTTGTTTAACCTTAATTAGTGATCCAGGAACATATCCTGGATGGTTTATGAATGTACCCGATTTAAGCATATTAGATGAAGAAGAAGAAGGCGATTAGGGTTATACTGTCGTAATGAGCTATTATGACGCCCTTGCAAAAAAAGCGGCGCCTGTGACCTTAGAGCCTTCAGAGACTTCATACTTTAGCAAACCTTCAGCGGGATTAGACCCTCGTTTATTTGTAGGTCAAAAGCTCAATGGTGCTGTTCGTAACAATATCCTTAGCATGTTATTTGAGCATTTACACCGCCATTATTATAATCCTGAAGCATATACCCATGCTTGGCTAGCTGGGTCTGGCGTTAGTTACCAATGGGCAGCCAATCGCACACCAGGAGACCTTGACTGTTTAGTTGGCGTTGATTACGTTGCCTTTCGTCGTTCTAACCCCGAATATAAGGGATTGAGCGATCAAGAGATAGCGTCCATGTTTAATGACGATTTCCGCAATGAATTGTGGCCTACAACAGCTAATTTTTTGGGGTCTTTTGAACTTACTTTTTACGTCAATGTGGCTTCAGACATTCGCACCATTAAACCTTACGCTGCGTATTCTTTGACAGATGACGATTGGACAGTAGAACCTAACGAACCAAACATAACTATTCAAAAAGATTGGGAACGTAAAGTAGTTCGAGACAAGTCAATGGCTGTTGAAATTTTAGAACGTTATTCTAATGCCCTTGCCAATATTGGTACAGCAACAACCGCCGCCGCACGTATTAACGCTGAGGCAGCTTTAAAACTTGCTGTAGAACAAGGGGCTGCTTTGTTCGATGACATTCACAAAGGAAGAAGCTACGCTTTTAGCCCAAATGGACAAGGTTATGCTGATTATTTTAATTATCGTTGGCAGGCTGGTAAACAAGAAGGAACAGTACAAGCCCTTAAAGAATTAAAAGAACTTTCAACCCAGACACGTCAAGAATTTGAATCACAGACCTATGGTATGGAGTTGCCCGATGCTAAACTCCTTATTCGTAGGGCAATTACACGCAAGTAATTACAATTAATCGGAGAATAAAATGGCAGTAGTTATGTTTGTTGATGGGGTTATGCGCTCCGATACAGGCAGCCCTATTTATCAAGGACTTGCTTTATACAGAATGTTTAACGAAGACATTCGTGTAATTTTGCTTACCGATAACAAAGAAAAAACCCATCGTTGGTTATTAGAACATAAAATTAACAAAATTGATGACCTTTTTGACCGCAATGTTCCTGGAGTTATTGACGATTTTGATTTAGAACAAGTTAAATACTGTCGTTCACAAGGTAAAGTTGAAGTGGTAGTGACTGCTGACACCGATTTGGCAACTAAACTTTTGCAAGAAGGGTTAGATACTTTATTATTTCTTCATCCTACATATTTGCGCCCAGAATTTCGCCCAGATGGGAGACAGGGGCAAAAAAGTTGGGCAGAAATTACAGCCGAAATGGATAAGCAAATTGAAATGATTAAAGAAGACCCTAGGGCATGACACATATTATTTATTTAGGTGCTGAAGTAGGGTCTAACAGAACTTTATTAGAGACTACTACTGCCAATCACGTTGGGGTTAGTTTCTATCGTCTTATGCGCCGTGGTTTGCCAAAAACCATGCCCTATTTACTTTCTGACCGTTTTTCAGATGATGTCTATATTTATGCTCACGCTGGACTACCCAAAACAGAAAATATGAAAGAAACGGAATTAGAAGAGTTTTGCGCTTTGTATGAAGAGTTTATTGCCAATAATATAGACCGTGTTACATGGTTTAACGAAGTGGTTCATGCCAAGCTAACACCAGACTTTATTGAACAACAGCGTAAAAGCTGTTGGTCTGAAGTTCCGCCTTCTAAGTTCCAACCCGTATGGCAGTCACAAATGGGCTTAAATAGCCTTAAGAAGATGTCTGAGACCTATTTGGATATAGGACTACTTGGGGACGATATTGAGCACGAAACCCAGTTAGCAGCCCTCACAAAGGGTATGAGCGCCCGCGGTACCCGCTTTCACGCCATTAACACAGCTAAGCCAGACAACCTACGACAGGTCAAGGTAGAGTCTGCCAGCACCCTTTCTTGGCTTGCACCGATGCTTCATGGTGAGACAATTGTTTGGGATGGTCAGCGTCTAGTTCGATATAACAAGAAAATGAAAGAACAAGCCCGTACTCGTTACAGGCACATTTATGAAAAAGCTGGGCTCGATTATGACTTAATTATGGAAGATGACCCACAAGAAGTATGTCGTTTAGCAGTGTGGTCTTACGAACAATTTGAAATGAGACTTAATATGGGTGGTTTAGAGTTATCCGATAACAGTGAGGGGAGAGATGTGGGGGAAAGTGGGGAAACAGCTATTCCCCGTAACGATAACAGTGGGGTAAACATGCGGAAAGTTGAGCCCAGAAATCCGTCTGAAATGATCAATTTACCCGTATTTGGGTACACCATAGATACCGTAGTTGAAGATGATGGAACCATTAAAGATATACCTATTATTAAGTCACAAGCAACATCATTGAGACAGTGCGATACTTGTTTTGTTGCTGCTAATTGTCCCGCTTTTAAACCTCAAAGTATGTGTGCATTTAACCTTCCAGTTGAGGTAAAGACTAAAGATCAACTTAAGAGTTTAATTAATGCGATTGTTGAAATGCAAGGACAACGCGTTGCTTTTATGCGTTTTACTGAGGAAATGAACGGTGGATATGCTGATCCAAATGTTTCTCAAGAAATTGACAGGTTATTTAAATTAATTAAAACTGTTAAAGAGTTGGACGATTCTACATCGTTTATTAAGATGACAGTAGAAGGTAAAGGCGCTTCAATGGGAGTGCTTTCTAACATTTTTGGTGATCGAGCTCAGGCACTTAAAGAGCTTCCTAACGGAGGTTTAACAGAAAATGAAACCACCAAAATCATTACAGACCTTACAGAAGGTAAATAGAAGTTATCGCATAAGTAATTGTAATTAAGGTGTGAAACATAGCACTTTCCTTAAATGACAAATGCTTACTGTGTAATGTACTGTAACGCCTAGCTACACTAATCGTTCCCTCAGTCGAGGGGTTTTGTATTTATATAGAAAGTTGGTAACAATGGCTCTGTCGTTTCGTTTAACAGAAGATTTCCTTACTGGGTATCACAAGCAAAAAGTCCCTTGGGGTTATCAAGATGCGGCGGGCAATTCAGTAGGAGAAATTACTTTTTTGCGTACCTATTCTCGAATAAAGGAGGATGGGACTAAAGAAACATGGACAGATGTATGCGAACGTGTTATTAACGGCATGTATTCCATACAAAAAGACCATGCTAAAAGCCAACGCTTACCTTGGTCAGACTCCAAAGCAGCAGCTTCAGCTAAAGAGGCTTTTGACCGTTTATGGAATCTAAAGTGGACTCCACCAGGACGCGGACTATGGGTTATGGGCACTGATATTGTAAATGTTCAGCGCAATTCTGCTGCTTTACAAAATTGCGCGTTTGTTTCTACCAGTTCTATGACAAAGAATGACCCTGCTAAACCTTTTGCTTTTCTTATGGAAGCGTCTATGCTCGGAGTGGGCGTTGGATTTGATGACAAAGGGGCAGATAAGGAGTTTAAAATCTATGCACCAGAAAAAGACAGTTCCACCTATGAAATCCCAGATACTAGAGAAGGATGGGTTGAATCAACAGCCTCCCTCATCAATAGCTACCTTAAGCCAGATACGAAGATACCTGATTTCGACTACGGGCAGATTAGACCTGAAGGTGCCCCGATTAAAACCTTTGGCGGAACAGCCGCAGGATCAGGGCCTTTAATTAAACTTCACAACTATATTCGTAGTATTTTTGAAGGTCGTGACGGTGAAAAACTAACTCGTGTAGATATTGCAGATATTGGCAACTTAATTGGAGTTTGTGTTGTTAGCGGAAATGTTCGCCGTTCTGCTGAGCTTCTTATGGGTCGTATTGACGATCAGGATTTCTTAAACCTTAAAAACCCTGAAAAGTTTCCTGCTCGCAATTCTTATGATCCAGCTTCTCCAGGTTGGGCATGGATGTCTAATAACTCTGTTGAGGTATCGGTAGGACAAAATCTCGATGGAATTATTGATGGCATTACCCGCAATGGTGAACCAGGAGTTATTTGGATGGATGTCTCTCGCAAATATGGGCGTCTTAAAGATGGAGTAAACAATAAAGATTGGAGAGTTATGGGTTATAACCCATGCGCTGAACAATCACTAGAGTCTTATGAGTGTTGCACACTGGTTGAGACTTACCTTAATCGCCATGAAAATCTTGAAGATTTTAAACGTACTCTCAAATTTGCATATCTTTATGCAAAGACTGTTACTTTAATGCCTACTCATTGGGCAGACACTAACGCCATCATGCAACGTAACCGCCGTATTGGTACATCAGTATCAGGTGTTGCTAACTTTGCAGATAACAATGGTATGCCTGTTCTTGCTGAGTGGCTTGATGCTGGCTATAATCTTTTAAAAGATTACGATAAAAGTTATTCTGAATGGCTTTGTATTCGTGAGTCAATAAAAATGACCACAGTTAAACCTTCAGGAACAGTCTCTATCCTTGCAGGTGAATCTCCTGGAGTTCATTGGCCTGTTGGAGGCAAGTTCTTTCTACGCGCTATTCGATTTCGTAACTCTGACCCAATGCTTCCTCTCTTTAAAATGGCTCAATATAGAGTAGAACCAGCAAGTGAAGACCCACAGGGTACTTCTGTTGTGTTCTTTCCTGTTAAGTCAGATGCTCTTCGTTCTGAGAAAGAAGTTTCTATACATGACAAAATTGATTTAGCTGCGACAGCTCAATGGGAGTGGTCAGACAATTCAGTTTCTGTAACAGTCTCTTTTAATCCTGAAACTGAAAGCGATGAAGTAAAAAATGTTCTTCATCGTTATGATGGAAAATTAAAAACTGTTTCTTTTTTGCCCACAGGAAATGCCGTTTACCCACAGATGCCATACACACAAATTACTGAAGAAGAGTATGAAGAGGCTACAAAGACTCTCTTTCCTATTGATTTTTCGGGCGTGTATGCTGGTATGGCGTATGATGCTATTGGGGAATCTTATTGCACTACAGACTCTTGTGAAATAAAGTTAATTAAAGACAGCTAATAAAAATAAAAAACGCCCTTAGTAATAAAGACTCTCAGTCCTTTTTAATTACTAAGGGCATTTTTGTTTAACAAATTAGTAAAAAGAAACATCACTCTCTGGGTCTTCCCCGCCTATTTCATCTTCACTTCTACTAAACGAAAACTTATTATTACAAGATGGGCATTCAACATCAGTATCTATGTTGCCCCAATCATCTGTAACAAAGTCTTGTTCCCATTCGTGGTTGCATTCTTCGCACTCTACATCTAAAGAAATCTCTGTTGAGTCAATTCCTGAACCTTTCATTGATCCTTCAGTCATCTTCTTCCTCTCTCCATTCATCAGGGTTTATATTTGGGCTTGCAGTTCCCCAATCAGGTTGAGGAACAATCGGGTCTATAAAACTCATTCAGCTTCTACTTCAGCAACTTCAGCAACAGCTTCGGTTTCAGCAACTACTTCAGTTTCAGCAACTTCAGCTTTTGCTTCTACTTCAACCTTATAAACAACATCACCAGCAATAAGAATTGGTTTTGCATTCTCATCTGTTTTAATAACATTAAACTTCATGCTTTTTTTCGCAGTTAGCTCAAAAAGGATTGTTTTAATCCACCGTTTTGCAGCAGATGGGTTTGAGTGTGCTTGATAAAAGTCAAACTCTTCTCCATTTTTGTAAATCTTATACCGAGTTAGCCAAGCCCCGCCCTTTTCTGTGTTCTTTGTGATCTGAACATGAAAACGGCGCTCTTCTTTAAGTATTTTTGCCATAGTTCTCTCCTTAGTAGATAACGACCAGCAAGCTACTGGTTGTT